TTAAATTTTTACCGATTTTATCTTCTCTGTCAAGCAACGTCATAACAACTTTCGTACTATTTAATGTACTACGTTTTGCATACCCAAAGTAAACACAATTAACTTTAGCTTTAATATCATCAGGGATATGAATATCAGAAAAACTAACACCCATTGTCTTACTAGTTGTGTTAATATCGTTGAAATTATTTTTACTAACTTTAAGGTCAGCCCATACAGTAGGATCGTCAATAGTATTTTGTCTTTCACAAAACATCTGAATTTTCCAACCAGGTTGAAAAGTAAAGAAAAGTCTAGACGCGTGTATGTGGGCTGTACCACTACCAAAAGCACTAGCTCCTTGTGTGTCTCCGTCCTGATAGTGAACATCTCCATTAGGAGATATAACTCTAACTTGTATATAAGTATTACTACTTGCTCGTACTCTTAAAGAATAATCAACTCTTACTTTAATAGTTGTATTACATTCAATTATTAATCCATCAATAGTTTGAAGAATATTAAATTCAGGACCTGTTATAGGATTACTAATAAAATCTAACCTAAGAGTATCTCCACCTGCATTCCAATCATGTGAGTTTTGCTGGTCTGTCTCCCAGCTAAGTTCAGTAGCAGTACCAACTGTTGGCGTATAAAATGAATTACCGAATCCATCTAATTTATTAAGACTTGGAAACTTATGGTGACGAACATTTAAATTACGTAAGGTTCCAATCACAACTCCATTATCATCTTTAATATCTGAACAATCTAAATCGGGATAAACTTCATTCTCATTCTCCCAAAAACTCATGTCACCATTAGACTTAGCATTGTTAAAAAACTGAAAATATTTACCGCTTGGAGCAACTAATAAAGCTTCTGCTAAATCGTTTGAAGGATTGGTACCGTTAATGGTTGATATAAGAGCATCATCTTCATATGCCGCTATACCTATCGGAGTAGGTCCAAGACCTGGAATATGAAACCAATCGCTAATTGTACCATCAAGTAATCCAAATGCGCAATAAAATGCCATCACTTCATCACTAGGAAAACTCTTCTTATCAAATATCATAATAGGGTCTTTAAAAGATCCACTATATTGTCCAATACTAACATCCTCAGTACGTATCCATTTAGCCTTTATATTATTAGCATAAGCTTGATAATCAATTTCACTATCTTTTTTAAGATTAGCTAAATGTAAACGGTTCTCAAGAAATATACCAGTATGTACTCTAGAATAAGATACATTAGGTACAGCAAGTTGTGCAACAGGTACTTCTACGGCAGACTCTGCACCAGTCACAGTAAATGTAAAACTACTATCTGTAAATTCTTTTACAGTAAGAATTTTAGCAGTAAGTACTCCAGCATTCCTTGCAATAATCCCAATTTTAAGCTTAGTAAACTCACTAGAAAGATTATCCAAAGTAACTGTAAAACTCTTCGATGTAAAATCACCACCAACTAAACCACCTGGCGCACCATCAATTAAATTATAATCATCAGTACTATCATCATCAGTAATAATAATAGGATTAGAAGGAGGTGAGAAGTTAGTAGTACTTCCGTCAGGGTGCTCATAAGCTCGTACAACATAGTACGCGCCTACTAATAATTCACCTCCACCATCATGTACGGCATCAAGAGTTATATTAAGACAGGTAAGGTCTGGAAAAAGCTTTAATAAAACAAGGTCTTCAACATCTAATGGGAGTTTGCCTACAGGATCTACCTCAAAAGGTAAACAATCAATGTTTAAAACCTTTGGAGGGTTAGCATCGTCTGCAAGTCCATCCCACCATGTAATAATACGTTCACCTTTAAAGTTATAAGTGTAGTCTCCACGAATTGGGTTATTAATGTTAAAATTTAAGCCAGTAGAAGCTAGAATTAGTTTATCGAAACCCATGTCGTCATATACGACTATTTCACCTAACCCAGCATCGACTGTAAAAACAACTAAAGAAGAGTTTAAAGTAATGAAGCCAATAATGTCTCCATCAAGGTCAAGAAATTCAGATAATCTACTAAAGGATTGTTCACTAGATACGTTTCGTATTGAGCTACCAATACTTATATTACGTGCGTGTAGCCAAGAGCCTTGAGGTGTTTTATCAATTGTAGTTTGTCTATATATTCCTTTATTTACTTCCATTTCTATTTAATTATTGCAGGAGCAGTGAATTGAGTAATATCAAAATTAAGCCCATTAGTAGTATCGAAATAATACTTCTGCTCTGTGAAGTAATCTTCGTGTCTATTAATTCTAGGAAGAAGTTGTATCCAATTTCGAGCGACCTTGGCCATCTTCTCTGGGGTAATACGTTTGACACTATTTTGACCTCTAGGGTAATCTCTAAACCATTTAGCTTCTACACTATCATATGTATGAACTGGATGAACATTACCTTGTCCTAACCATTTCATAAGAATATACCAACTAAGTGCGTTAGTAACTAGTGTATCATCTGGAACAAGAGGGTATCCACATTCGTCTAGAGGCATGCCATAATAATATATCTTACCACTTCCTTTCTCAAATTTAAAATGTAGAAAACTACCTCTAAGTTCATAGAACGGAAATGTAATGTCAGAAATTGTGAGCATCTAATCCTTCGGCTCCGTCAATTTCAGTTATACGGATAGCGCCTATTTGAAGAACATCACAAGGTACTTTAACCCTGTTACTTTCAATAACAATTTTAGCTGTTTTCTTAACGTAATTAGGAGACATTTTCATAATGTCGAGAGCTTCGGCAATCCATTCAATAGCATCTATTTCAAAAGATGTATTTTGTGGTTTAAAATCACGAATGACCTTACCTACTATAGCTGATGATGAAACATATTGTATAGACATTAGTATTTATATTTTATAGTATGGTTGGGGTTAGCTTCAATAAATTCGTAGAGAGCTTTAACGTTACCAATCTTACCAGTTGTTGGAAAAAATGTATAGTAATAAGCGTTCTTAACACTAATTACTTTCTTTGACCAATACCATTCATACTTGTAACGGTCAGTTCGATAGCATCTCCACTTCTCTCCGTCGGGATGTGTCTTTTCATTATAAGGTATTCCACCTCTTGCCACAATCTCTTTTCTTTTTTGAAAAGAAGCTGGGTTATTAATCTCGGGATTCTTGCGTATCCTCTTTTGAATTCTAATGTAAGTAAGACCGTACCCCATATGTAGTTCATATCCTTCTTCAATAATGGCTTTAGAAATTCTAGTATTAAATTGTTTAATAACTCGAAACCAAACTTTATAAGGAACTTTTCTACGATTGCAAGTAGCAATCTTCTTTTTAATGTTAAGAAATCTTTGATTAACAATTAAGTATGCTTGCCAAGCAATCTTAAAATTCTCTAAGTGAATAAAGCCTTCTTTATGCTTAAAAAAAGATAAAGTACTAAGTCTGGAACTACTGATAATACTATCGAAACTCATATTAGAGAAGTCATTGATAGCGTCTTCATGTTTACGTAATTGCGTATATAGATAGCTCTTACTCATTAAAATAGTTTTAAGACTAATCTCTAAGTCTGAGATAGTCTTATCTAATTGAGCATTGAACTTATTCCATAAATCCTTAGGCCGTAAAGTTAAGTCTTTTTCAACTTCTTTAGCTGCTTTCTTATGAGCTTTTCTTTCTTCGTTATACTTAGCTGAATACACTTTTGTCGTACCTGCTTTTTTAACAGGTACGACAAAAGGCTTAAAGTCTTTGAAAAAATCATCTTGCATCTCCGTCGACATTTACTTCTTTTTCAGGTATTTGTAATGCTAGTTCACTACTCTTCATTCCAGCGTAGATTCTAGCTAAATAATCAGCAGGCATTGGAAATTCATCATCGTCTGAAACACAGTTATCAGGATTAGTGATACATTTGTCATTCCACTCGGCCGGGTCAACTCCCACACCTGTTATACTAATCCATTTAAATTTACCGCCAGTAACGACATAAATATAGTCATTAATATAATACCAAATTGTAGCCTTACTTGTAAACTTAGCGAACCTCTGATATTTTACTTCAGCTAATTCAGATTCTTTCCAAGCAGGTGAAATAAGTCTAATAGGACCAATCCGATAAAAAAGATTTCCTTTAGTTCTAACAGGCTTTGGAACTTGATTCTTAGTCCTAAGTAAAGTACAACCTACTTGTACACAGACCGAATCTAATTCATCAACAGTTATTAACTCATCTATATAACGTTGGAGTAAATCTTTACTTTGCCCATTTCGTTCAAAATCCTGACGAGCAAATAGCGCACGATAGTATTTAATAGTGAATTTAATACGACGAACTAAAGCTATATCATCACTCTTCCCAACACTTTCTGCATAAGCGTACGCTATCTCATTTAATGATGCCATAGTTAATTAATTTAATAGTTTTCAGAAATATATGTATCTAGAGCGGTTTGAATACTATCTTTCATAATTTGATCATAAATTCCCATTAACGGGAGACTTATATTTGTATTCTGCGCGGTTAACCACCACCCATTATTTAACTCAACATATAAATCTTTAATGTGATTTTCAAGTGCGAATACTTCTTCAATAGTATGTACACCTGTCACAACATCAATATATCTATCTGCCGTAAAATCAATAACATACGCATTACCATCAATTATTCTAGAATTATACTGTTTTACATATAATTGCTTAATTTCTACAGTATCTACGATTTCTGTGAAACCAACAGGTTGCTCTAATTCAAAAACAATTGAAGGGATAGGTTCATTATCTTCTTTATAAAATTTTCTAAACATCTTTATTATATTTTTATAATTATCCGATTCTATTATAAGGTCTGTATCTTAGAGAAATATGGTCATACCAAAATATAGCAGTTTCATTCTCTTTGATAGTCTTATCTGGGCCATTATCTCTTAATAGAATTCTATTAGCAGCAGCGCTACTTGAGTCATTATTTTTAAATTTAATTGTATCATTAGTGTCAATATTACATATACCAAAAAATCTATTAACACCCGCTGGAGGAGCTTGGAATCCTGTAATTACTCTACTTCCATTAATAGCTTGCCTAATCATATTACAAGTACTAAAGCCAGTAGGATTGTAATCATCCTGATCTGCATTTAATATAGTAGGCGATATAATAAAGTCAGTAATTTGTGTTATACCTGTTGCATTAGCGTAGTCAAAAGAACCTCCTCCACTACTAATAGCAGTATAGACAGCGCCAGTCCAATAATAAGATATATTTGTAGCTTCATCTATATATAAAACATTACTTTCCCCTGTTGCGGGAAAAGATGCTAAATTAGCATAGGCTTTTACACTTTGTGTAATTATGTTAAAACTCATTAGCTTATTGTTTAATGGTGAAGAATAGAGTACCGGTACCATTAAAGGTAACAGGATTTAAACTACTATCATCTGCTTCAAATGTAGTACCATGGATAGTAGAACCTCCTCCCAAACTTTGAGGATAAATTTGTGCTTTACCATCTATAGTAACAGTGATAGCACCTATACAAATAAATGATAATTTTTTATATGACGCCATGACAAGAGCCGAAGGATTCACTTTAAGACCATGCGTAGGAGAATTGCTGCCAGTCATCTTTTGCAATTCTACTATATTAGTAGTCGTATTAGTCTTTATAGACTGTAATTGAGCAATTTGAGTAGCCATGTCTGCAACAATAGTTTGAAGTTCTGCAATTTCAAGTAATTGATTAGCTGCTGAAGCATCTCCACCGCCACCTCCACCAATACCGGCTACAATTAGTTCTAATTCTTTTTGTAATCTATCGAGTTTTTTCTTTAAGTCCGTATTCATTATTTGTTGTTTAAATTGTCATTTAATAGAGTATCTAAATCTCCATTCATTCTGTCAAAAGATTCAGCACCACTGTGTACCATAATTTCAAGACATAATGAGTATTGATGTAATATACAATATAGTCTATTATATAAGCTTCCCGCTTTATCATAACTTAATATCTCAAGACTAGAATCAGTTGTTACTGATAGTTCTTTCTTACGCCACACATCTACCTTACGAAGAACTACTTCAACGTTTATATTACTTTCAATCTTATCCTGTAGATAAGCTCTAAATCTTGTATCGTACTCAGTCTCTCTCCAATGTGCTTGCCCTAATAAAACATGCTGTAAACTAATTTCAGTGCTATTCACTAAATCAATGTTGAGAATTGTTTCTACAGATTCTTTATTTATATTTATAATAATCTGTACATAGTCTTTGAACAATTGAAACTTTTGTTCATTGTCAAAAATAGAGTACAAATTACTTATCTTATCAAGATTAATAGTTTCAAACTTAATAAAGATGTAATGATTTTTCAAATCTTCGTGACTAAGACTTGAATTACCTCCTACGATACGAAGGAATCTATTAGTAAAAGCTTCACGTAGTGCTCGCCCTTTAAAAATTGTTGCGAACATAGTTAAAAAACTAATTACGCAGAGAATGATTGCTGCAGTTATAGCATCCATGTTGATGTTAAAGTTAGTAATAGTTAAGAAATTTTATGCAGTAACTGCAAGTATATCTATTCCTATTGTATCAAAAAGAAGTTTTAAATCAATTCCAATACAACGAAAGCAAGCACGTAACTCAGCAATTTTATAAAATTCGAGTAAATACTCTAAAGTATAATCACCGCTTAACACGTCATTATAAAATATAATAACAAGTAAAAAAGCTTGTTGATATTGCATAGTTCCAGCAGGAAGATTAGAAGTACCTTCAATATCTTCGTCTTTAATTTGCTGAATAATTAATGCTCTTATCTTACTAGCATATATAGCATATACTTGTGCATATGCGTTATTAAGTTTTTTACAATTAAGTAAAGGATCATTAAGAACAGCCACAGTCTCCAGTGTTTGTATCAACAGTAGTCACATCACAATTACCGCAATACTCTTTAATTCGAGTAAGATATTGCTGCATAGTTAACAAAGTGTCTAAGTCGCTAGGTTGAAAAGTAGTGAATATAAAATTCTGTAAATAAAGTCCATTTAATAATGCTAAATAATTAAACGTAAGAATTGAGAAAGCACTAAAATCATACATGTCTTGAGGAGTTTTCTTACAAAGTCCTCCACAATTACCTCCACAAGCGCAATCAGCTTTTGGATTACAAACTCTAGTCTTAGTGAATTCAACAAAGCACGCTTTCATTGCGCAATCAACTGGGATAACATAATACGTAGTACCTTCAATAATAATTCTATAAATACCGTCTTCTGTAAAGTTAACTTCATATACCACACATGATAGTAAATTAAAGACTGGTATATACTCTTGCCATGTTGCATCTATATTGAGACTCTCTACTGCAACACTTATAGGTGTAGTGGATAAACTAGTTACAGTAAATTTACCGCACTCTAATTTATCAATTTTAAAATTAGTACACCCAGTAAATGTTTCAATCTTTTCACAAGTAAAGTATAAAGATGAGACTACACACTTTACAGAATAATCTCCTATTTCAGGAAATATTACATCAACTCTAGTATCTACTAAAGGATCTAATGGATTAAGTGGAGTTACTTTTGAGTCAGTACTAACTTGTTCACCGCACGCATCATAGACTGTAGCTTCGATAGTAACTTCTTCTACGGACACAATCGCTAAATCGTCCACATTAAGAGAAGTAATAGCATCTACATCAAGTATAAATTGAGCGTAATTACTACCGCCTATAACAAGACAGTCATCAGTACAACAACTATCGCAAGTAACTCCACAACTAAAGGCAGGGATAAGAACTAATCCATCAAATGTTAAATCACCGAATGTACAAGTATCAATAGGTGTAGCTATACATCCTACAATCTCGTATACAGTAGATATCATTTTAATAGCGGGGCCACTGTAACAAGGCAACATCGCACTATGCGTAGTAGCAAGTATATCTTCATTTATATCTCTATACTCCACACTATCTTTTAGATTAGAGTAATTAGCATAGAGATATAAATTATTTGAAAAGGGTTCTCGCCATCCTACAAAATTAGCGTAGGCTAGATTTTGAGTAGGTGAGTTACTACCACCGGCTAGATTAATTATTGGAGGGGTATTACCAGTATATCCGGCACCTAACGTATAAGTTAAAGTAGCAGTATTTGTAGGATTGGCAGCATTCCAAGCAGCTACTTGCGCATCAACTGTAGGCCCACCCGGCAAAAGAATAATAATACTATTACCGATAGTACCTGGATTGTCAGCCACTATTTCAAAGGTAATACCAATTGCAGGACTAAGTACACCACTAGTTGCGTAAGTATCTGGATAAGTTGAGGGTATCATAACTAAATACATATCCTCATTAATACTTGTTGCAGGTATATTTGGATTAATTCCAATATCATAACCAAAAGTAGTAAAACTACGAGTTATTGGAAAATACTCTGCTTTATTTATCACAATCGCTATATCAACATTATCTGCTAAGTTTGTTACAGTGAGTCCAATAGCAACATACAAACTATTTTCAAGAGTAACTGTATCAATAGTTACATTCCCAGAGAGTACGGGTAATGGACTATGGAGGAACGTACCAGATGCAAGATTAGTAAAACTAATAGTTTCTACACCATTTATCAATATACTACCGCTAATATCTGTGTAATCACTTTGTATAGTAGGCCCGCATATCATCGGAGAACTTGGGTCATACACTACCTCTTGTATGTTAAATCTTAATATCACGTTCTTGAGTTTAAGATGTTAAAAAAAAGGCTACTACGCTATGCAGTAGCCTTTGGAATCATGGAAATATTAAAGCGTACTAAAAGCAGCAGGTCCACTTCCTGTACTAGGTATTGCAGTAACAAGCAAACCTAAGATAGTATCAATGTCACCAACAACTGCCGCCCCATCAGGGAAGAATGCTGACACACCAATGATAGCGGAATTCTGACTATTAATCGGACCACGACTTTCTGCTTCCCAGTTTAATTGATAGCAAACATACGTTTCGCCAGCAACAACCACATCAGGTTTAGAAAATAATTGACGAGGAAACCAAAAAGGACTGGTATCACCTTCATAGATTTTACCTTCAGCCTCAAGCAATAAAAGATCGTCAGCATCACCTTCAGAATAAACAGTAGGCGTAGTTAATGTTTGAACGGCCTCTTCAAATACGGGACCACCAAAACCAACTTGGAATACTTCATTCTTGCGCTTAGCTGTCAGTGTAAATGAAACACCAGCTACAACAACAGCGGCATCAACAAATCTACTTTGTGCGTTAATCTTATCAATCATACGCTGTAAATAAGTAGTATTAGTATCTGAAGCCTTAGAACCTGTACTATGACGGTCTTTTTGAACTGCAGGCTCAATACCATCTTGTTGTTCCCAAACAACCACTTCACCTTCTTCATCTGCAATAAACGAAGTAGGAAAATTAAGAGGTGTTACAGTAACTACTTGAAGTACTGGCGCAACATAAGCGCATTTAGCTCTATGAAAAGCGTCACGGTCAATAAATTGAGTCACCAATACATCAGTCGCACGACCTATGGCAAAGAAAAAGGATTTAACACCTACAAAAAATGAAGCAGGAGATGCGGTTTCAACGATGCGATTATCTTCTGTAAAGATAGCGACAGCACCTGGTGAAAGTAATTGAATTTCATTGAAGTCAGCAATTGTGCCACCTCCAACTCTATCCTTGTAAGGAAGGTCTTTCCCTACTACGAAATCGAACATTGAAGTCATTAGTATATGATTTTATTCGTGAGATTTATTAATAAATTGTGTTAGTTGTTTCACATCTCTTGGGTTACCAATGAATACACTAGCGGCATCAACTGCTATGTCAACAATCTTGTCATGACGACTTTCATGTATTTCACAAGAAACATCAAGAAATGAGTTTATAGGTTTAGGCTTTCTGTAATAAACAATTTCAATATCAGTCGAAGCAAAAGTATTTCGATGATGTAATAAAAGACGATTATCAGTAAGTTCTGTTATAGGGCTATCCTCTTTGGTAGTCTGGTACGGATTAGCAATGAATGCTGATACGAATTGACTATCAATAAGACGAGTCTCCTTCTTTAAGTTATTACCTACTAAAGCGGCATATTGCTCATGAGGTTGTAAAGTAAAGGAAGCAGACGTAGTTAAAGCGCCTGTAATAACCATTGTCACTTTATCGAGATTATCTTTATCACTAACAAAGATGAAATTATTTGGTTTATAAATGTCTCCATATTTCTCCCAATAAACCTTCACGTCAGTTTCCTTTCGATTAGTTTCATAAATGGCAAAATTATGTATCAAAAACTTAGAGTCATTAGTTCCCATAACAGGGAACTTAGGATAGTCGCTTCTCTGAGCCAGTAGAAGGTCAGGAGTTGCATCATTGTACTCTAAAGTCCATTTAAAATCCTGGTAAACATCAGTGATAGTAGTCTCGTCGTCAAATGGTAAATAAGCAATATACAAACTTGCACTCTCTTTAGTTAAATCAAGCCCGTTGCAATCATAGATTAGCTTGCTATTAGCTGTAATGAAATCAAAGAAATCATAAGGTAGGACAGAGTATAACACGCTATCTTCAAGAACATACATAGGTACTGTCTTCTTAGTAACTAGTGTTTGTAAATCGTCATAACGCTTGTTAGTAACTTGATGACCTTCTTGTTTGCGATTACCTTCATTAGGCGGAAGAGTAGTTCTAAAAAACTTATGCATAGCATAGTTCAAAAGAATATCTTTCTCAATCATCTGTACGTGCATCTCTTTCCAAAACATAGTTCCTTACTTTTTAAAAGCTTGCAGTCTAGCACTGATTTGCTGTTTGACTTCCAGATTCTTTTCATCCTCTAGAAACATAATAGCTTCATCAATGTTGCTACCAATTTTTACATTGTCACCGTAATAAATAGTATCAGTGTGTGGAATACGACGTAACACGTCATAGTTAATACACTGTTCGACCATTGCCTTTTTGGCTAGTTTTTTATCATCTACTACAAGAGTAAATTGAACAGGATATTTATTAATGAGTTCAAACAAAAGTAAATCTTGTTCATCATTTGTTTTAGCAGGGAAATCTTTATTCTCACTTTGACGGAGTTTTTCAATTTCCTTATGCATGATAGCGATAACAAACTTAACACGTTCTCTATCACCAATCAATTCAGCATACTTAAGAGTAGCATCCTTCTTGGCCATAGCCATACGATGATCAGCTTTAACAGTTACTCCAGCATCAACGATATAATACTTTATCTTTGCAGATTTGTGAATATATTTGATATCAAGAGCAACCTGAGAGAACGCAAGACAGTACCGATAAAAGATGTAATTATTAATATTCATAGGCGTACCAACAGTTTGACGTATAGAGAAATCTTCCTCGAATCTACGTGTTTTTAGGTTAGTTTTACCAATAATACTTTCTTCCCATCTTTTGTAACGCTTAGCTTCTTTTGTAGCTTCAGCTCTACCTTCTTGTGCATCCTTTTCGCTATCATACTCAAAACCTACTTCAAGTCTTAACCCACCACCTTTGCCATTCTTGTCATTTGCAGGGATGGCAACAGATAAGTCAAGCCAATACTCTTCAGCTTTCTTCTCAAAGTTTACATCATCTTTAGAGATACCTAAGATTCTAGGTAAGTATTCTTTCTCTTCATGCTTATTAAGCCCTCTAAGAATAGAGCCATTGCTCTTGTACACACTACCTATCTTTTCCTTATTATGGATAACCTCTAATCCAATATTACCTACCATTCTAGCTAGCTTAGCAACATTGGTTTTAAGATGTATATAAACAATCTTTTTATCCTGTATTATACGCATTGTATCATTCATGATATTCTTTTTATTTTCTGTTAGACCTTAATGGCCTACACTAATTTCTAGAATTATTAAACCACTGACTTAGTCAGCGAGGTCACAACGAAGTGTAAAACAGTGCGTATTACGTCTAATATTAATAGACTTACTACACATGAAGTGGATGTGTGACGCATCCTGTTCAGTACCTAAAGCGTAAACTCCTTTATTACCTGTAAAACGGTAAGGAGTATCTGCCATACCTTGGAGCAAACCAGTTCTCATGGCACGTCCTTTTTGGTGATACATTTGAACGTTCTTCTTACCGTCATAAGTAGACATGTCAATGAAGTACATCTCGTAAGATGTCATCGGAAGAGAAGTCTTAGGATGACGTGGAGCTTTCATAGCACGACTACCTAAATCAAGAAGTGGTAGATGCTGTACAGTAATAACGTGGCCATCTTTGTGGGTATACTTTGTGAAGTAACCTCCAAGAGTTAAATTACTACCTGAACCACCAATGAATTTACTAGACTGTACTTGATTGAAACCTAATTGGCGAGCCTCATCTTTCATAGCTTCGTCAAATTCTTCGGCACCACCAGTTCCAGTAAACAAGCGAACATCCATCATTTCAGTATCGCTAGCTCCAAACATTACATCTCTTACCACACCTTTAATCTTGCGTGCGGTTAATTTAGAGTAAGTATCATTGTTTGGAATTTGGTCAAGAACACCGGCACAAGTGGGAATAGGAAGACCTGTTTTAGGATCTTTAACAGGAATTACACCGTCTGGGCGACGATTATAGCGAGAATACCATAAGTGCTCTTCAACGCATTGCTTCCATTGAAGCATGAACTGCCATTGCTCGAAAGCAACCCAAAGATTAGTGGACTTACTACCCATTTTAAACTGACATTCGACAGTTCTATTAGATACGTTACCACCAAGTCTCCAAGACTTTCTAAGAAAACTCAACTGATTCTTCATCTTACCGGGTGCAACAAAATTGCTTTCATTACCCATAGAAAGAGATTCAGAAACAGGAGCACCACCGACCATAGCCCATAAAGTACCAGGTACAAGTTCACTGACTGGACAGAAGTCGAAACGACCGTCATACATCATTTGAAGTTCATACTTATAGTATTGTCCAACTTGAACTGGACGAGAGACTATACGCGCTTGGACGTCACCGGCACTCTCAATGATGTGGTCAACTTTCGCCCAATTGGTTTTAAACATTACATAAAAATGTGTGTGATTAATTCCAGGTTTATCAAGTGCTCCATATGTAGAACTAATAACAGTAATCGCTTTGTCAAGCTTGTTGATTACGTCATAAGTATACTGGACATCTTGAACACCAATACTTCCTTCATATCCTTCACTAAGGAAGGAAAGAGGGAACTGCTTATCTTTACGACCCATAAGATGAGTGAGGACAGGATCGAGTTGGTCAGGGCGCGTCAATAGCGCATTAACTAAACTGTTTTGGTCTGTGAACCCTCGCCCATCAAATGTATCATGATAGACAACATTAGCTGTCGTTTGAACATTAGTAAAAGACATAAAAAATGATTTAAAAAAGTTTGAATAAATGAATCGGTTACGTCTCTAATCTATTTTACTTTAATTTTAGATTAGCGACAGTAATACCGTCTAAATTTGTTGTGGTCTTCTGTGAAGGGATACCTCCTACAATTTTAAGACCTCTATTTTTTCTACTACTTAGTCTAAGGTCTTTTGCTTTTTTATCGGCAACTTCCATAGCTACTAGTTTGCTTAAGTCAAAATTTAAATAGCGCATTAATGCTAGTTTTACATTTAGAGTTGTATTCTCTTCAGTGTTTTTAGCACCGTCAATCATCTCTTGAGTATTACCCCATTGGTCAACTGGGTCACGCATATAACTATAGAATCCTTGTCGTACATTCTTAGGTATTTTTAGATTTCCTATTTCACCTTTAGTAACAACAGAGTCTTCAATGCCTGACCAAAATGCTCTATCCGTTTCCTCATACTCAGCAATAATACTTTGATTATTAACGTCTCTTTGACGTTCCATCTCTTGCTCTGCATTAGCGAGAATCTTTTGAGAATTAATTGCTGTATCTCTATCAGTACCAGCAGATTCAGTATACTCATAAAAACTCTTAGCCTGCTGGTCAATAATTGCTTTTTGAGCATTAGTTTGAGCGTCGTAGTTACGAGCTACACGATACTCTGCAACGATAAGGTCCCTATACAATACTTGCATATTAGCCTTGTTATTTGCGGTTTCTTCTCCAATTTTAATGTTACGGAAAGTTGTAGGAACATTAAAAAAGTTACTTTCATCACCACCTGCAATCAGATGATTTAGAAAAGCTTTAGCTTTAGGATGCTTAGCAAATGTAATATCTTCAGCTCTCTTAGCTTTAATAGTACTAGCATCATCAACCATTTTTGCAATACCTGCGTGACTGTTATCGTAAGATAGAGCATTACCTTCCTCATCTATTAGCTCTACTCCTAGGTCATCTTTTAACATCTTTTGCAAAATAATTACATCTTCATTCGAAGGAATCGTAACATTACCTTCTTCATCAATCTCGTAACTACCTTTCTTATGAAGTATGTTACCCTCTTGGTCTACTATATCTCCAGCCTCGTTGACAACTGCTTCGACATCTGCTTCATCCTCTCCTGTTTCAGTTTCCTCTGTAAGAGGCTCTACAGGTTCTGAGGTTTTAACTGTTTCAATCTTTTTCCAGTTACCTTCGGTATCAAGTTCAGCTACTTGTTTTCCGCTACTGTCGACCATAAATTTATTATCGTCTGTAAAATCAACTCCATTATGAGTTGTAAGTAATTGTTGCTGTTGTTCTGTGTGTGTTGTACTGTCAACGTTATCAACATTTTCGATAGTCTCTGTGTAACTACCTGAGTCTCCAAGGTTACCAATGGTCACATCGCTGATATTCATTTTATCTTCTGGATTAGGCATTGTAATATATTTATAATTGTTAAAAATCTATTTATCGTATTGGTTTCTATTCTCTTTAGCGATAGCTAGAGCATTAGCGTTATTCTCTCGTTTGAGTTGTGTAGAGTCAGCAAGTGAATTATGTTTTCTACGACTGTCTTCCTTCTTACTTATACTGGCTTGTGCGCCTGCAGTATCGACACTAGATTCTATATCTGCTGTATCATCAGCTAAATCACTAAGAGTATCAATCTGACTAGAAATATGTGCAGCATCAACTTTAGCTTTAGCTTGTATTTGTGCCACCATAATATCTGTTTGATTCTTGCCATCTTGAATAGCTTGGTCACCTTGTACCTTCATCTGCATCTGTTGCGTTTTCTGTTGTTCGAGACTTTGTTGAAACTCTCTTTCAGCAGCTAACCCTTCTTTAACGTAACGCTTCATCTTAGCAATACTATTAGCATCTGCCAATTCAAGTAACGTATCAGCCGTAGCACCATTTTGTCCTAATGTCAATAACATCCCTTGAATCTTTTCTACCTTCTCTTGTTCAAACGTGCTATTCATTGCGAATATATTAAAGTCAGATTCCATGTAATCAAGTGCTTCATCAGCATTCATTTCAAACCATGCAGTTCTACCGTCTGAATTAATATAAGCAGCTTTTTTTCCATCAATGAAAGCAACCTTACTAATATCTAGCAAACCTCTATAATCACTCTCCATGAACTTATCGAACTGAAAAAACATTGGAGCAGTTTGAGTAGATGCTCCGGCAACAGCTTGCTCATTTGTTGCTTTACCGTCACTCGCATAAGTTGCTCCATAACGCTGACGATTCATTCCGATTAAATCCCAACACTCATCTTTTATACTAAGGAGGTTCTGCCACATCTTATCCATGGCATTACCAAGAGACATATCAATAGCTTTAATACCGCCTATAAACTGTTGTGCATTAGGTGCAGTTTCATCGTAAATCATAAAGCCAAGAGCTTCCATAAAATAGAAGAACTTATCTTCATCCCAACCGTCACCATCAGGTATCATACCTTGTGGGAGAGCCATGATTTTATCCTTGTTCTTAGCCAGTAGGAGTTCCCAGCGATAATGGAATATATTATATAGAACTTGGTAAGGAATCATCTGTTTAACTTTGCTGTCAATACTAGACAATCTATATCCAAAAATAGCTCCATTATAAGGCAATTTACAAGTCGCCATATTATTTATCATATGACGTTGAGTAGCTCCTCTACCTCCACCTAAGTGAAATCTCTCATCAAGTCTATAATTCTCGTACCACTCACGAACAATAAGTTCTTCCAATTCAATATCCCCAGCGTCCTTATCAAGCTTGTACGTATCATCGACCATCATTTCTTTCATACCTCCGAAATCATCATAGTAATGGAGAATATAAGCTTTAGTAATAGTATTCCATACTGTATGATACATAGTAACATTTCTACTATCTGTTATACCATTACTACTATCACCACTTCTACTACTAGTATCGAAAGCAGAACCTAAATCAGTGAACTCAGAAAATGTACTATCCTCGAACATAGTTTCGTCCAAGAACTTGAGTATCTCTTTTTTATCTTTATGTTCACTAATCTCTTTAAAAAATCTACTAAGAACTTCTGTACCAGTTACCTTATAAGCAACAACAGCAGCTTCTGCATCTTCCGCATTCTTACTGTTACCCCATCCAAGAACAGATATATCACGAGGGTCAATTACAGTATAAGCAACATCGTCATGACGAGCTTCTTTAAATGTGAAACAACGACCTACTACAATCCAGTCGTACATAAGTTCAAGAATCTTACTATCAATACTTACACTCTCTTGTATATATTCAAGTGCATTCTGCCCTAAGATAGCACGTACATCATCATAGTCTTCTTCAAACTGCGCCTGTGTTTCTGCCATAGGCTGTTGCTCTTGTGAAGCAACACCTGTTGGAATACCTAATTCATTAAGTTGATTGATAAATCCTTGAGCAACTGCCATTGACATATGTTCAGTAAGTGCTTCTTTACGCTTTGTAGTAGCGTCCGGGTTACCTACAGTAACAATAGCTCCAGTAGGTCTTTTAGATGTTTCGCCAATAAAGGAATGAATAATTGGTTTAATAATATCATAGTTCCTTAACTTAGCAGGAAACCTCTTAAATGATTCATCCTCTGTATTCAAAGGGTTCGTAACATACTTATAAGAATCAGTATCTAAAAGCCCTTCAGCTGCATCATAAAGAGTTTGTAATTCACTTCTACGATTCGAGTCTATACTACTTGAACGTATATAGTAATCACACATTGAATTAATATAATCCTCATCTTTTTGCTTAGATGTGGTGATATGAGATAATTCAAAATTTCTACCTTTATTCTTTACACCGTGTGCCATAATAATTATTTAAAAAAGCTGTCGATTACCTAAAATACTATTCTTTTTATACTGCTTGGGAGGAGTTCTTTCCTCATGGTCGTACTCCTTGATAATGAACTCCCCTATAATCAGTGACGACACTCTATCGAAATTGCCCTTTTTGTTCCACTTTAGCAACTCTCTTAGCAACCCCGCATCGTATATATATGATAGAAAAGTTTTATCTATTCCTGTGTCAGAGTCAATTCCAACGACTTGCGTAAGGTGGTCCCGAAGGTATATAACACCTTTGTCCAGTCTTGCCGGAGTCATGTGCATACCATATCCACGACCTGCTTTCCCACTTAGTTCCTTTGCAAATTGCATCTCAGGTTCCTTACAAAGGTAATGAGTAGCTCTCTTCTTACGCATAAAGGGTATTACGTCACCCCTATCGTTCTCAAACATTAACTTAGCGTTGTATCTCTTTAACTGGTATAGTACTTGTTGATTATATTTATCCATTGTATCAGGACGTCCTACAACAGATGCCACAAGAATAGAACCTTTACTTCCTGTATATTTGTTAGCTAACTGATATATATAAGTTGCGGCAACTGAATTCTGTGTAGTTATAAACTCTTTCTCTTTATCAACTCCATAAGGATCTTGCATAGCAACATATAAACCATTTGGTACTTTACTTTTCTTATCTCTCCAAGGACCCTGCCACTCAACAGCACAACCATGTGGGTTAGTGCCTTTCTTCCTAGGAAATTCCTCAAGAGGGTAATGAATCTTTATTCCAGATTTCTGCAAAGTCTCGTTAAGTTGAAGTTCAACACCATGAGTCCCACCAGATACATAAACACCACAACGTCTAGCGTGTTTAATATGTGGACTACGTAATACAAAATTAAGTTGTGCTTGTATCTCTTCAGTAGGGAAAATGTTATTACTATCTCTAGCAAACGCTTCAGCTGGACAGTTTGCTCTCTGACCACACCAGCGCGTATAACTACTCTCATTGACTGATACAATTCGCTTAATCTCTTTTTTCTTAAGGAAAGACTCAGTTGCACTTTCATAGTCTGTATTACCTTCGTAATCCATATGACCCTCAAGGGAATCTATATGCGCATAGAAGTAGCAACAAGGAGTTCCTTCGGCAGAGTCGTCCCAAAGGTTATTACAGGGTAATATATCAAAGGCATCAGGATTATAACAAACTTCTTCAAAGGCAGCCCAGTTAGCATCTTTAGTACCACCTGTACCCCAACCTGTCATAAATCCTACCTTATTATCTCCGGCCTCTGTTACAGAAACAGTTACATCATATGTCTCCACGAAGTTTGGAAACTTACCCATTTCCTCAAACTGTGCTTCAACTGCATCTTTACCGATAAGACAATCTGCATTATTACCTGCTGATAATATAATGACCTCTGATTGATAACCTTTCTTAACAGTAGAACCTTTTTCTTTATAACCAAAGGATAGAGTAGATTTCGTATCCGTTAGTCTATGCTTGCCCCAATCAGTGGTTTCCCATATATGGTCAGCATATGATACAGTCATATTGAAGAGAGCCTTCTCACCTGTATTCAAATATTTTAAATCAAATGCAACTTGAGCAGTTGTCGTATGTGGGTAAAGGTCAGCGTTATTAAATGCACACCAAGCATTCCAATATGATTGTCCTTTACGTCTAGCCTTACCGTAAAAGAAATTCTTACCAATACGCTTCGCAAACATTCTAGCAGTACTGACATGATACTGTGCGTCAAAAAAGCTGGGAAAATCTATCTTCTTCTCTACTACCTTATTTGCGCCAATCTTCTTCATAAGACTTTGGACAATACTAGACTCAGTAGAGATTGTCTTCTTCTTAGAAGCTTTCTTTATCTCTTCTACTGTAATATCATCCTCATCAACTGTTCTCTTAATCGGAGCATAATTAAGAAAACCATAATATTCACCATTGATATAAACTTTTCTTCTCTTACCGTCTTTATCAACTCCCGCCCATGCGGTCATTCCATTCTTACGTCTATATTCTTCTCTATCCCAATACTCTTCATACTCAGCAGAGTCATACTCTGGGTCAGCCTTCGTATAAACTTCGTACTTCTTATAGAATAGAGCAGATTGACGAAATACATCTACATCAATGAACTTAAGTTCTGATTGAGGCTCTGACTCATATAGTGGCCGAGGAATGAAATCACCGTCGTTATTATTAGTACCATACTTCTGTCCATTCTCAAAGTACTTTTGAATTACCCAAACAAAAGCTATATCAGGATTATTAAACTCTTTCTCAACATCTAATGATTGTTTGAGTAGAGCAATGTTCCTTTTATCTGTTATTTTACCGAGTACTTCCATGTTATATTACGTGTCACTATTCTAATTATATAGCACAATATAGACAATAACTTTGAAAATCTATACTATATATATAGGGATAAAAAAATCCCTTCTAAGGCTATACCAGTGGCCGATTAGGGGGTAATCCGTACGCCAGTTTAGCCAGTAGAAGGGATAAAAATTAGACATTCATTTAATGCCTAACTTTGATAAGTAGTTGCGATATCACTGAACATAGCAGCGTAGAACTTAGTGGACTTACCAATTAAATTCCAATGTGCGGGTTTCCACCATTGAAACTTTTTGACTTGACCTTCTTTCTTACCCGAGGTATGAATCCAATTAGCCTCGAAGAAGATAAGTCCTGCCTCAACTATCTTAAGAACTTTCTTAAGTCTATCAATATGTTTATTAGCATCACTTTTTGCTGAATTGCGAGCACCTGCTATAGAATTATTCGGAGCAGCGAGAGCAATCATGTTATTAAGAAATTCTTGACTACCTAGCAGCCCATCGTATGTAGCTTGGCGTTGTTGTAATAGTAACATTGTTATTAATAATTTAAAGGTTTACGTCTAGGACGTTTAGAAATAGATTGTAAAGCAAGTAACCTGTCAATGTGCTCAGGCATATACTTAATATTATAAAACTTAGGTTCATGATGATATTCCTCAGTACCTTTCATCTCAATCCGTAAATGACATAGTATAAGACTTTTACATTTTAATCCCCATAGTTCACATATGCGAGCATATAAACTAAGCTGTAATGTATAGATAGAACCTTTACACTTTTGTAAATCTTGTATAGGAGCATGCATCCTATCATCCTTCTTAACCCACTTATCAGTTTTCACTTTATCTGTTCGTCCAGCGTTCCATACCTTTTCGTAATAACCGCTCTCAAACTTTAACGGGTCTTTGTTAGTCTTCCAGTCAACAATAACAAATTCTTTATTCTCATTAACTGCTATGATATCAATCATACCACTAACCTTATGTTTATATGAGTAGACTCTTTTCTCTGCAAAGAGAGTATAACCTTTCTCAATAAGTTTCTTAAGTACTTTAAGTACTGCTGGGTGTGTATCCGCTAAAGCACTTTTATCTAAAGCTTCTACATCTTTGAGAGCAAGTTTGAAACTAGGTAATTCATGAATTGCAAGAGAATGGTTTACAGTCTTCTTATCATATATTTGATTAACAGAGTTCTCTAAATAATCATGCTCACGATTTCCACGCTCACAAGCTTGAGCTGCATTCTCATCCCATTCCTTATTAACAAGACCAGGTGACTTCTTAAATGTTACAATACCTGTCTTAAGTTCTTCGATAGTATAGTACCGACCTTCGTCAGTCCTACTTGTTTTAAAGAATACACGAAGTGGGATATCAGGTCTCGGTTTACCGAACATACCAAACTCTTGGTCAGCTGCTCGATAAAATGCCCAAAACTCTTTAGGGAATGTAGGAGTATACTTTCCTATAAGTTGGGTAGCACTAGTATAAACATTACCTTCATCGTCTGTGTATCTATGATGTTCGGCATTAAAGAATATCTGAACCTTTTTCATATCTTGTTTTTATTGTTTAGCTTGCTCTTCTTGATTATATGGTCTGTATTGTTTATCTTACTTTGTTTAATCAAAGACTGAAGTTCCTTTTTGAATAGGTTATCAAACCATGTCTTGACAGGGTCGTATACATGTCGTGTAATCACCTTCTTAGAAGGCTGAGGAATACCGTGATGCTCCATTACAATATCTTTAAAATCTTAACTTGCTTAATGATTCTTTTTCTAGTACTATATTTATTACTAGGTTCATCGCGATAAGTACCATCTTCGCAATCATCACACAGTTCAAGAAGGTCATATTCAGCGTGGCCATAATGAATAATACCCCAGTCTTCTGCTTCTTCTCTATCTTCAAAAGCAAGGTTATTAGTACCTTTAAATGCAGTACCTTTTTTAATTGCTTCTTGAGTAATAGTTCCAATTTTAGTTATAGCTATCATAATATCTTATATTCATTTAATATTCATTTGTTGTAAGAGTCTTTTAAACTCTGACTTGTTCTTTATATTATAAAATGAATTAAGTAACTCTACGTTACAGTTGTGGACAGTTGGGTCAACAAATAGACAACCAATGGATGAACCATCTCTTGTAATATTTAATTCATCATACTCCGTATCTTCTCCTACACCAAGTACTTCAACTTTGTAACCGAGGGACTCAATACATTCTTTACTAAGTTTCTTAACACGTATCCGCCCTTCGTTAATATAATCTTTAAAACATTTTAGTCTGCAATCAAGGGGGACATATACTGTATTCCATCCAAGTTTATTTTGCCAATGCAGTTCGCGATGTCCATGTAATTGACGTTCGTCGTAATTAAGTTGATATTCGAACCCGACATGGAATTCTTCAATTGTTGGAGTATAATAATTATCTTTCATAACATTTTATTTAGGGTCTTCTCTGTTACGTTTAATTTTATCTCCTTGTAGCTTCTTGGCAGTACCTGCTTCCTTACGTACTTTATCCTGTAAAGAAGTAACCCCATCAAGAGTCTTGGGGAGTTTAGTTCCTATATCCAATATCTCTTTGATGTTCATCTGGATGATCTTGTTAGTCTCCATTACTTGAACAGCGGTCTCAGCGGTTAAGCCTTCTTGTAATCTACTATTATTATTCTTAATGACTAATTCCATTTGAACAATATATGACTCAATTGCGGTAGCAGACATAGCTAAACCCTTTTGAAGAGCGATAAGAATACGGGCGGAAGGAATGTAGTAATCAATAACTTCTTTATAGATTCTAATTCCTTCCTTCACTTCTGCGTTAACTGACCATTCAGCTGGTAATTTACAGTCGCGCTTTGCTTTGATAGGACGTTCATAAGTAGATAAACCACTATGGTACGTATCCCAGTCTGCCATAAAGTAGATATACTTTAACTCCATAGTGTTGATAATCTTCTTTCGACCATCAGCGTCACCTTTTGTTGTACGCTTCCGTTTAAGAATTGTAGCAAAAGGTTCCATACCTCGTACGGCATCATGGTTGATTGTAAGTGTACCATCAGTGTCTACACTAAATGGTTTAACTATTCCTATCATTGTTATTTATATTTAACATTAGGTATAAACATAGAGAACCCGCTATCTTTCTAGACAGCGGGTCTATACATTATAAGAACACCCAATTAAAAACTTAGTTAATTATCAATCAGTATATCTGTAAAATCTGGTTGATAATTAAGTTATATTTTTGTTCGGTTACCAATTAGGTGCCGTTCTTAATTATCTTTGATGAGGACTTAGTTACTCTCCTCATCGTTAGCATCTGCTGAACTACTACGCATGTGCGGTTCGTAAAACCTCTTATGAGGCGCTATATGCTTATCCCTACCTTCTTTTACATAAAACCTTCCTAATCTAGGAAGTTCAACAAATTGCTTACTAGCTATCGCCTTACTTACAGCTTCAAATTGGAAATCAATGATAGAAAAAACATCTTCTTCATTTAGTTTCAATTCAGCGTTAGCGATTTGTTGAATAATATGAATGTTTGTCTTATCCGTTCGCATGACCCGCTGCTTCTCTTTTAATCTTCTGTTCACAAGCAAGTGCAAATAAACCTAGACACTCTCTCATAAGAATTAAGAAACATTGGTCAACAGCACGTTGTGCGCTACCGTGAGTAGGTTTCCCTCCTTTCTTTGCAATCTCAATTCTTGTGTTAATTGTATAAAGTGTTCCTTGCTTTGTTATCTTGCCTTTCTTGTCAAGATGAGCAAGAACATACTTTAATTCAATTGTGTAATCTTTCTCTTTACTAGCTCCAATAATAACGCTTTTACTTGCGTCATAAAGACGCACGTCAATACGGTATTGTTTTTGGATATTCCTCTTTTGCATATCAACATTGAAACTATCTAAACAATTAAGTACTCCTTGCTGTACAGCAGTAGGTTTGTCGTTAATTGCTTGAAGAATTTCTTTAATAGTTGATTTACCTTTTACTTGATGTTCTTTCATACTATGTATAAGATTTAGTGTAATGGCTTGCGCCTTATTCGTTAGTACAAAGATAATCCTTTAGTATCACTTCTACAACTATTAACGTACTATATAGTATAATAGTTTCAATAAATATCACTATTTGTGGTATTAACATTGACTTATTGCGCTATGTAATATAGTATGTACTATATATGCGTTAGTATTATTTAGTACATTAGTTAGTACATTAGTTAGTAGATGATTGATTTGAGCCAGTAGGAGATGACAGTTCATCCCATCGACTCTACTGGCTTATATAAATTTTCTATATATGTTAAAGAAATGTTAAAGCCAACAATTTATGTACAACATGTTAGTAAAAATGTTATCTTATATATATAGAGAATATAGTACAAAATGATTACAGAAATTATTGTAAGTTTAATAGAGTATATTATGCTGAAGCATGTTAACCCTGGCACCGGAGGTAAGCCACCATGTGAAAGTGACTATTATTCTTCTCGTATTAGAAAGATTAGTAGTCATATAGACAGAGAATAGATTTTTGCTTTATTTAGGTAAGTTTTGGTAAGCCTAGTTGGACAGATGTTCGACTAGGTATTTTTAACTTATTAAATTGAGTGTTATGATATAATGTCCCGTCCCTAGAGTAAGTATTGGGGTTACCCTAATCAGATGTAATGTTTGGTTAGGGATTTTTTATGTTATGTTGGGAATGTTTGATAGATGATTAGTACGTTTATGTTTAATATGTTTTGTTGATTAGTTGTTTAAATGATTAATTGTATGTTGTGTAAGAGGATATGTTTTGTTTGGTAAGACTTGGAAAAATTTATTTTAAAATTTATTTTATGGGTTTGTAGGATACGTGCGGTTACCACCATTTTAAAAACAAAACAAAATAAATTCAAAACAAATACCCCCCCACTTATTTGAAAAGAAACAAGTTTCTCTTCAGATAAGTGAGGCGATATTTGTTTTGAATTTATTTTGTTTTGCTGCTGCAATAGTAGTTTATCAGCGTAGCGCTAGCATTGTGTATGTATTTTATGTTATGTATGCCTTAATATTTCTATTTTACGTGTATGCCTTAAAGTACAATTTGCCTTATCATTAATAACACAAAATCAATAGAGCTTAAATCCATAAACAATGTACATCACTATCATTAACATGATAGCAATGTACATCAACCCTCAACTTAGGTTTGATATGTACATTTCATTACTCAAAACTTAT